TCGGCTTCTTTATTTTTAAGGATATCTGTACGATGGTCATCGGTAGTTCCATCTCCTTTATCAAAATAAGTTGCAGGTTCAGTATCTCGTATAGGACCACCACTTCTTTTTCCAAAAATAGCCCCTCTTATTGCATCTTTACCTGCTTTTAAAGCTCCACCAACTGCTTGTTTACCTAAAGTAGATGGGTTACCACCAGATGCCTTTAACAACGCTCCTAATCCAGTTCCATTTTTACCCCATGTTTCTTTTGTATAAGCTTCGTTTGTTGGATTATCTTTAATTGTTTTTCCTTTTTTTCCAACTTCATCATCAGCTTCTATTCCCATTCTCGATGGTAGTAATGTTACTGGTATTCCAAGGAAAGAGTTAACTGCATCTGTTGCTTTACCTATTACTTTAGATAAACCACCTCCCTCTTCAGAACCCAGTGCATTTAACATAGTATCTTTATCAGGAGTACTTCTTTTAGCTATTCGAGTTGCTTGATTACCATATATTAGTGGATTGTTTAGTTCCACAAGAGATTTTACCCTAACTCCACTAAGTTCTTGTTCAGCAAAGTTTTTAACTTGTTGTTTAAAACCACCTCTATTTTCTTGTGCAGAAGAATCTACCAAACCATCAGCAGTTGTTCCACCAGGAAAGTTAAGTTCTTTGTTTTTAAATAATTCTTCTATTGTTGGCATAATTTATTCTCCTTATGATACTAATCTTGATGCAAAGTTTGAACGATTAAGTTGTTTTTCTAATTTTCCACCAATCCCTCTTGTTAATACATCTCCATCCATTTCAATTAAAGCACCTAATAGTACTGCATCTCGTACTTCATCTAATTTTTTAAGTAATTCTTTATTATCTCCCTTATCACCTTCCATTAATCCTATTTTCTCAGCTAATTTTGAAACAAGTTCTGGTAATTTAGCACTACCACCCGTAGCGGCTCCCGCCATACCTGTTATGAATCCTATGTTCTTAACATCCAATCCTTGGGCTGCCATAGCTACACCAAACATTGCAGTTGAGAACTCATTGAGTACTTGAGTTAGTGATTGAATAGGAGTTATAGAGGATTGTACTTTTTCTAAAAAGATATCAAAATTTTCTATTGATGTTACTAAATGACTTGAAAATGTTGTAATACCTGGTCCAAACGTTACTAATTTTTCTAACATTGCAAGAGGACCTGTTGGTTGTTGTTCTTCACCACTCACCCAACTTGCAAATTTATTACCAATAGCACCAACCGCATTTCCAATACCTCCAGCGGCTGCACCTACTCCTGCTCCAACTCCAAATACCGCAAGGGCTCCACCAAGAGCAGTGATTGCTCCTGCCATAGCAAGTACTTCACCTGCAGAACCTGATTTTTCTACTATCATTCCAAGTGTATTACCAATAGAATCAAATACACCTATGATTGTTTCTCCAACTACTTCTGCAATTGATACAAATGCTCCAGCTACTGTTTCTACGATAGGTGCAAATGCCTCCATCATACCTATCATAGTATTTCCTATTACATCTGCTAATTGTACAAATCCATTTACAAGTATTTCAATTACAGGAACTACAATAGCGGCAATTCCTTCAAATATAGATTTAAACATTTTACCTAATGGTTCAAGTGCAGGAGCCATAATTCTCATGGCGGCCGCTAAACCAATAAATGCTAATGTGATTGCTGCTAATCCGATTAGAGCTGCTGGATTTGCTAATGATGCTAATCCACCTGATAATCCTTTTAAGAATCCACCAAGTCCTTTTCCTATAACATTCAATGCAGTACCAATACCTTTTGATATACCAGATATTAAACCTCCAATACCACTACCAATAGATTTCATTGCTCCACCTAAACCAGATGCAATAGATTTAATTGCTCCACCCAATCCTTGTCCTATTGATTTGATACCATTACCTAATGTTTTTAAGAATCCTCCACTACTTGATGCAGTTTTAGTTGTTGTTTTACCAAGACTGAGTAGATTTTTTCCTATACCAAATATACCACCACCTAATAATTTTAATAATGGAAATACTAATTTTAATCCCATAAAGGCGGCACCCAATACAACTATTTTTTTACCAAGTCCTCCTGCACTACCCGCTTCTTCTCCACTAAGTCCTGCAAGTTTATCACCTATCCAATCAAATGCTGGTTTTATAATATCGTATGCTTTCATTACAGCATCTTTAACAACACCAAACCCTTCTTTCATTCCATCAATAAAACTCATAATCGATGGTTTGTTTGCAGTAAACCAGTCTCCCATTTTATCGAATGCAGTTTGTACCTTCTCAATACCACCTTTTAGTATTTTCATTCCACCATCATTTATCCACTTCATCAAACCTTGAGCTAAAGGCATTAATAATTGACCTACCTTCATACCGATATTTGCCAATTGACCTTTTAGTACATCCATAGATGTGTTCATTTGATTAGTGGTTTTTTGTTGGTTTAAAGCCGCTTGTAATCCTTTTTTATCCATTTTGGATAAATCTTTACCAGAAGCTATTAAAGCTTGAGCCGCTTCTAAATCTTTTCCTTTTAAATCACCAAGTTTTTTTTGGATTCTCTGTTGGTTAATCATATCTCCAATTGGCATTCCTGCTGCTTTGGAAAGAGCTTCTTGTTGATAAACATTAAGTTTTGTTAAATCACCAAGTTTACTTACTTCTTTTAAAGTTGCTTGTTGAGCTCCTACAACATCACCTTGAGCTGCAAGATATCTTGCTTGATTGAAGTTAAGATTTGTACCTAATATTGCACTTGCTTCTAATTCTGAATTAATAGAAGATTCAAAATCAAGTAATCCTTTAGCAACACCAGCTGCTTGTTTAATTGATGTACCTAATTTAGCTGCTTGAATTGCTGCCTTCTGTAAAGATTGTGGTGAACCTTTGAAGTAAGTGTAAACTTCTTCAGAACTTTCCGCCATATCCTTCAATACCTTATCTGCAGGTACTCCTGCTAAGTTTGAAGCTTGAACGGTTATGTTAACCATGTTCTGAGCAAGGTCTTGTGATTGTCCGAATGCGTTTTGGAATAGTTTATTTACATTACCAATAGCATCTGCACTTAATCCCATACCTACCGCTAATTTGGTAGTATTATTTAGTACTGCTGCACTTACATCTTCAACACCACCAAAGGCGTTAAACATTGCTCCAGCTGCTTTTGCACCATCTTCAAGTGAACCACCCATACCTTGAGCAATTCCTGATACAGTTCCTATCTTAGATGATATACCTGCAAATTGTCCGTTGAGTATTCCTGTTTCTTGTCTAAATGCAATTGTGGATTTTTGCATTTTATCCATGGTGAGTAAACTCATTCCAAGTAAGGCAACAAACCCAACCATGGCAGTTCTCCAAGAGAATATAGATTTAAATACAGCTCCTCCTGATTTCTTCATAGCATTTGCTAATCCAGCAGCTTGAGATTTACCTTCTCTCATCCCTTCGTTGAAATCAACTACAAATTGTTTTGATGCTTTACCTAATTTGTTTTTGATTCCATCTGCTCCTTTTTTAGCAAGTGAACCTAACATTCCACCAAGAACAGGTATTTGATTAAGGTGTCCTGTCATTTTATCAAGAGCACCTCCTATTGATTCTTCGTATTGTTTTGCTGCTTTATTTACAGCTTCTGTGTTTTGAGCAAGTTTTTCTTCTGTTCGTAATGTAGCTAAGGTAGTATCTAATATATCTACTTTAGCATCACCAATTGCTTTATTTTTACCAAAATGAGATGAAGCTATTCTATCTTTTTCAGCTTCTATTCTTTGAATTTCTTGTGTAATTGATGCAGAATCACTCAGTCCACTAACCGATGATTTCAATTCACTATTAAACTCTTTTATTTTTTGGCCTAATTTTGTTCTATAATCAATTTCTGAATCAATATCCGATTGAATATCGGCTATAAGAGATTGGGAAACTTTCAGAGCGCTCTGATATTCCTGTTCTAATTTAATTCTCGCTTTTTGTTGCTTTAACGATTCAGCCATCTAATACAGTTCCTTTATATTAGTTTAATAAACGTTGCCACGCTTTAGGAATTGGTTTTCCTTGTTTTTTTCTTTCTTCTGCTTTTTTTCTTAGTGCAGTGAAGGCATCATCTAAATCTTTTCCTAATTTGGCAAACTCTTTATCACCTTTGAGTTTTTTACCCAAACCTCGTTTAAATAATGTATCTATAAGTCCTTCTGGAAGATTAAACTTTTTTGTTAAAGAATCTTTAACTACTTGCCTTTGTTCCGTTGTAAGTTTTTTCATATTTTTATACTCCACATTTATACTACTATAAATATAGTTTAAAAAAAAAGTGAGGAATTTTACTTCCTCACATTTACATTTGGTCCTTTAGCTTGTGAATTTGTAGATTTAGAACTTTTTTTAAGTTGTTCTTCTTCCTTTTCTTTAGCCTCAGCAAGTTGTTTATAATAAAACGTTCTGATATGTACTGGTAACCTATAAACTCCTTCTTGAGTGAATCCATTACCATAGTAACATAACTCAAAAATTTGCTTATGGAGCATGACTGAGTAATTAGTCGGTAGGCCAAAAAAACCCCACGCCCATTGGAATGGGCTTCACCTCCGTATCACCAGTAGTTGGATTCGTGAAAGGGAATTCCATATTGATATCAGGCTGGTGTTTCCTAACATTTTCTCGGAATGCTCTTGTATCTCTTGTTAAAAACTTATTGTTGATAAAATCATTGATTGATTTTGCATCTTCTTTACCATCAACAGAGGTAATCATATATCGATACCTTGTAGTTAATTCAGCGGATGGTGCATCTTGATTTAATCTATTTAATGCTTTAATATCAGCATCAATTTTCTTTTCATCACCATGTGTTAATATTCTCCATTGAAGATTTACTCCTGTTGTAGTGGTATATGTATAAGAGTTTTCTCTATTTAGTAGTTCTAAATCAGTTTCTTTTGTTTGTACTTTTGATAAGTCAACAGATGTTTTATGAGCATCACCCATTTCATCTTGTACCTGAACAGTATATTCTGGACCATAACCCAAAATACGAACTGCCAACATTATAGCATTTTTGTCCCCCAATATAATATCATCGATATTAATTGCTTTATCTACTATAATTGACTCAAATAACTTGTCAAGAACCACCCCCTTTCGTATAAGATTCTGTGAAGCAAGAATTTCTTCTTCTTTCGCAGTCATGTATTTTATTTCTATTTCTCCAGATGATAGGGGATTATCTTCTGGATAACATTTACCTTGTGATGGTAGTGATATCACTTCGGTAGGAAAATCGTAATTTGCCATATAACTTTATTTTAATTGTTTCGTATATAAATATATAAGTTTTAAAAAATTAGAAATTAGGCATAAAAAAAGTTCTCACTAAGAGAACTTTTTTCTTTATAAAAATAAGTTGGAGTAGTATTAAAATTCTAAGATTGCGTAATCATAAGAAAGTGTCAATTCAATTGAAGTAGGTTCGTTTGATGACCAATCCAATCCACCGAAGTTTGCTGATTGGATAAATGCACCTTTAAGAGTCCATTGTTCAATTTTATCACCAACAGGTCCTAATAGATAACATTGGATATCTTTTTTATAGAAATCTGCGTATCCATCTCTACCGGTGATAGATTCATGAGAAGTTCTCACCCATTCCATTACTGCTTGTGCACCACTTGGAACAATTGGGTCATAAAGTGTCATGGTAACATCTTGCCAATCCCCTTTACCTTTGAGTTTTCTCTTAACATTGATGTGGTCAAGAACAACAGTTTCAAACTGAATAGTTGGTCTTGTAGCTACTTTTATAAGATATGAAGGAATACCATCAATTTCCATGATGAACCTATTTTGCATCTTAGGTTCAAAGTTGGTATAAAACATATCGTTAAATTCTAATACTTCTGCCATTTTTTTTTCTCCTATTTACTATTATAAATATATAGTTTTTTTATTTTTAATTAATTATGCTGAGAATGATGCTCCTGTCGGTAAGATGTTGAAATCTAACACGATGAATTCAGCAGTTTTTGTTGGTTGTAAGAAAATCTGTCCAGCCAATATATTTCTGTCGATTACATCTGGTGTGTTATTACTCTCATCCATCACCACTCTAAATGCATATAAACCTTGTCTTTGTTGTATTCCTTCTAAATAAGGATTTACAGTATTCAAGAATCTACCTCTTGTTTGTGCCGTATTCTGTTCGAATACTAAGTATCTTGATGTAGATGCAATGTACTTCTTAACTTTAATCATTAATCTTCTTACATTGATTCTATCAAGTGCAGATGCTCTATCTTGTAAAGTTTTCTGTCCAAATGCAACAATACCTTCACCAGGGAAAGATGCGATTGGATTAACTTTTCCTTCATATAGAGTATCTCTCTCAGCGTGTGTTAATCTATTCAATACAGAAACAGCTCCTACGATACCACCTCTGTTTAAACCAGCTGGTGCAAACCATTCAGCTGCTACAGCATCATTGGCTGCGTATATTCCAGGCATCAATACTGATGGTGGAACAGCGGTTAGTCTGTTTGTTCTTGAATCGATTGTTTTAACCCATGGGTAGTATGTACCTACATAGTTAGAATCTAATCCGTTAGCTTGTTCAACTGCTTGTGATATAGTATCTGATGATACATTTCCATTAGATGAGTTGTAAGTTACACCAACAACATCACCGATAAAGAATGCATCTTCTCTAGCTTCTACCATATCAACAATCTTATCAAATACATAAGAGTGATGTCTACGAACAATACCAGGTGCTGATACTAAGTTAATATCAAAATCATCAGGGTTAGATACTGAGTTAATACCTTTAATATATGCGATTGAACCACTAGCGGTTGAAGTTGAACAATTAAATCCTTGTGTGTTACCACTACCAAAGTTTGCTGATGAACCAGCAAGTGCTACTTCAGTAGTTGGAGATAAACCATCAAATCCACCTTGGAATCCAACTAAAAATTGTCTTTTGTTAATATCAACGGCTGCAGAACCAGTCAATTCAAAACCAAATGAATGTGTTCCGTCTGATGTAGTTACAGTTCCATCAAATGCAAATACAGTGTTTGAACCATATCCTGCTCCAACTGGAATTGGTGATAAGAAATGTGAGTTATCAATTTTAACAGTACCTGTCTCTAAATCAATTCCACTAAATTGTACACCATTCGATGCGTTGTTATCTTTAGAATCTATTGAGAAGATTACACCAGGTGTAATACTATCTGAACCACTAAGTGGTGATGAGTATTTACCATGTCCAAATGGTCCTGCAGTTACAGGAAATGAACCTTCTACTTTACATTCTACTCTTACATACTTAGAACGATTTACATAATCTCCGTTTTCAGTTTGTTTTCCGTTTGAATCTATTACAACGTTTCTATCACCTATTACTTTCTTAATGTAATTTGGTGAAGCAGGGTCTAAGTTCAAGTTATTGAATGTTTCTAAGATTACTGGTCTCTTATCTGTATCAGAGTATCCTCTAATTGCGATTGAGAAAGTTGCGTAATCAGTAGAATTATTTGAACCAGCTGCTTTTACGTTAAATACTGCTAATTTAAATTCTTTATTGTAGTTTCCACCATCACCGATAGTATGTAGTCTAAATAAATCACTTCTTTCACCAGAAATCAACTGAGATTGTATCCAAGGAGTGGAAGCGTGTTGAATATCTTGTGTAAATTCTTGAGTACCTAAATCAATTACAGTTACTTTAGAACCACTTAAGAAGTTATTAACTAATGAACCAGCTCTTTTTTCAAAGTATTTGTTCATGTATATTTTTTTAGAACCTCTTGCAGATTCTCCAAATACATCCGATAAATCATTTCCTGCACTTGGTAGTACAGATGCGGATACTCCAGTTCCTATGTTAGAACCACTAATAGAGAAAGCTGATGCCGAAGGTTGACAATCTATAATACCAGATAGAGGTTCACCATCACCAAGTACACCAACAGATTCATCTCCATTGTGTGTTGCGTGTAAAACTCCAACTAATTTTCGTCCTCCTTGAATCGCAGAACCACTAACTACTATACCAGCTGCTCTTGTATGTGAATACCCACCTACATGACCAACTCTAACAATTGTTACAGTTCCTGCTTCTCTTAAATAATTTTGTACGGTGTAACCTGTATAGTATGAACCATTAGGTGTTCCGAATATTTCTTCAAATTCTGATTGTGTACTGACAACGGTTGGTACGAATGCAGGTCCTTTTTGGAATGGTCCAATTACTGCTGCTCCTATCTCACCAATCCCTTGTGCTAAGAAAGAAAGGTCATTTTCTCTCGTAAATACACCAGGTGATACAATTTTTTCTGCCATTTTATATTACTCCTTGTTTGTTATTTGTGTAATGATACACATATAAATATAAATAAAAATTCCTAAAGAACTATTTTTGTTCTTCTTCTTTTTCTTTTGTTGTTTCTGCAGGTATAAAAGTGTTTGAAGTCGGGTCATAATTACCATCTCCATACTTCTCATTTAAACTCTTAAACATGTCAGATTCTTTTACTACTAAGGAAGAGTGTTGTTTTAATAATTCTTCTTCCATCGCATCTATTTCTTCAACTCTTCTTTTTCTTTCAATTGATAATTGTCCCAATCTCGTAAAGATATTTGAAACATCTTGTCTTAGTTGTTCTAATCCCGCAACTTCTTCGTTTGTAAACTTTATTTCTTTTGCCATTTTGATATATTTTTAAAATGTTATTCAGTATATATAAATATATGAAACTTTTCAAAACATAAATTTTTTATGCAGTAAATGTTAGAGTTTTATAACCAGATTTTAATCCATGGTCAATTGCTCTTACTCGTGCATAATATGTAGTACCACTCGTAGTTGAATTTACTACATTTAAACTTGTACCACTATATTCAGTAAAATTAAATATATCACTTCCACCAGATGTTGTACCAACTTGTACATCATATGCAGTAATACCACCTGTACCACTTTCACTACCCTCAGTCCAATTTAACATTTTTTCTGTACTATTATCGATACTATATGTTAATGTATCTGGAGTTCCAGGTGCTCCTAAATCTGAGTGTGAACTTCCACCTTTGTTGTGAGATATAAATCCATTAGCTAAATAAGTATCTGGTGAAGTTACATCAAGTGATACGATTTCAGTAATTTCATCATTCACTTCAATACTTGTAATTTCTACTTCACTTCCATCATGTCTAATTAATGAATCACCTTCTAATATAGTACCAAGAGTTTTAAATAATATTTCATTTTCTCTTTTTACTAACATTGGGTGTTCTGAAGTTCCAACTATTGTTCCTTCGTTGATATCATATATTCTTTCAGAAAATGAAAATACAACATCTTTTACAATTACTTCACTTTCAGATGGATTTTCATCACCTTCATATGAATACTCTAATAAGTTAACATCTTCATTATATTCAGGTAAAGAATATCCTTTTAATCTATCACCTTCTTCTAAATCACCAATTTCAACTTGTGTTCCATCTATCTTTGTTACCAAAGTATCAGAAACTAAACATAAAGAAGTTGAGTTACCATCATATGAATCTACTGAATAAACTGTTTTTGTTATAGCAGTGTTATATCGTGTAGCGTGGTCATTAAATCCATCAGCAAAAGTACCAGATAATGTATGTGATACAGTTCCCATAAGAGAAGTTTGCAAACTACTTCCTTGTGGATTCATAGAACCAACTGTAATTACAGCGGTATAATCTGAGTTTGAACCTATTGATAAGAATCCTGATGCATCACCACTCATATTAAATGCAGGAGATACTGCCCAAGTGAAATTAGCTCCTCTACCTTTTATACTTCCAAACTTACTTCCTTCATTTGCAAATGTCATTGTGTAAGTTTCATTAGTAGATTCAACAGCATATGTATATCCATCAATATCATTATCTACTGCGGATATATAATAATCACTTAAAGAAACTTGAGTACCTGCAGAACTATTTAATGAATCAAGTGAAACACTACTATTTTGTGTTTCTCCTAAAGCCCCTGCTAAATTATTTAAACTAAGTGTTTCTCCTGAACTTGGCATTTATTTCTCCTATATATTATAAATATTAAGTAAATCCTTTACCCACATATCTCTATTAGTATAATTATCTTTCATAAATTGTTTGAGTAATTTAAACCAATGATTTTTTTCAGAATATGGTACTTCGATTAACCTCTTATAAATATCTTGAAATTCTTTTTTCGATGAAGCTCTATAAGGATACTCAAAATCTTTACACCATGTTGAATGTAAAATAGGTAATTTTCCCCTATCTACCGCTTCAAATATTGAATATCCAAAAGGTTCATGTGTAAATGAAGAATGAGATATTCCCCAATCCATATTGTAAAACATATCTTTATGTTTTGAATTATAATGATATATTTTCATTTTACTTGTATCAATCTTTACACTCGATTTCCATATAAAATTAAATTCTTTAGAATCTGTAAAAAGATATGATTTTAATCCATCTAAATAATGTGGATTTTTTCTTCCTTCACATCTTGATGCAAATCCTAAGTTATTTGATTTAGATAATTCTAAATTGTGTTTAAATTTATAAAAGTTAGGGATGTTTTTATTTTTAATCAAAATATCGAATAAACCAACCCATATAGAATGTTTTGAAATTTTATTAATTTCCATTTCCCAACTCGAATCTAAATAAGGATGCCATCCTATTGATGCATCTGTACCTACTTGTGATTTTAAAATATGGTCTACTGAATTATGTAATATGTTAGAATGTATTTTATGTTTATTTTCTTCAATTATTTTCATTGGAGTATAATGACCATGTAATATATTGATTCTTCTAGCTCCTTTACATATATCTTCAAACTTTTCTATATTATCTCCATGCCAATGAGCTTCAATTGGAAATTCATAATCTTCATGTCCTTTTGGTTTATTTCTATGTAAAAGAAGAATAGGTTTTACATCTAATTTAGGAGCAATTAACTCCATCCATAAATTTACCCATGTATCAGTACCAGCATTTACCCAAGGGCCACCACCAGTTGTATAATAAACATCATACATATTTTATTTTTTTACGATTATAACACCACCAAAGTTTATTGAAAAAACAACTGTAACTCTATTTGCAGAATTTGTTGTTACACTTGTTGGTAATTCTTGTTGGTTTGTTGAAGTATTCCAACATTGTACTATTGGATAATTTTCATCCAAATTATGGTCAACTACATATGAAGTTGCACCACTAACTGTTTCTTTATGTGTAGTATGGTCTGTTACTTGAACCGAACCACTAATTACACCCCTTGGTAAAATTGAATTTACATTACCACTTGTTACAGTACCTAATGTTGTAATATTTCCTTGTGTAAAGTGTTCGTTTGCGTTATATCCACTAACTGAAGAAAGTGTTACTTGTGAAGAACCTGATATTACTCCATCTCCACTTGTATTTATGTATCTTGAATCAAAAGTAGATGTTAATTGTGCAGAACTTGAAATTACATTATCACCATTTGTATTTAGATATCGTGCATCAAAAGTAGATGTTAGTTGTGAAGAACCAGATACGATTCCTGCAGGTATATTATTAAAATTATTCCAATTTAGATAATAAGAACCCGCTTGACTATTAAGTTTATTTGCATTATCTGCTATTTGAGAACCACTAATTAAGTGACCACCTTTCGCAACTACAACAAATCCTGTTTGAGTACCTGATAGAGTTACTCTAGCGGTATTTACAGATGGTAATGAAGTTGTTGCTGGTATTAGTAAATTTCTGTTATTATCATAAACAGATACTAATACATTATATGAATTAAAATTGTGAGTTACTGTAATATCATCAGAATCGGAATATGAAGCCGTTACAGTTGTTGCTTCTGCAATTGAAATATCTGTTGGTAAGTTTGTTAATTGAGAACCATCTCCTTTGAAAAAAGAAGCAGTTATAGCACCATTTAAGTAAAGTGAACCCGTTATTGAAAATGGATGAGAATTTGTTGTAAGTATTTCTTGTATTGTTTCTTCTGAAGAAGATTTTTCGAAAAATATCCTACCATCATAGGTATTCATTGCCAACTCACCTAATTGTAGATTAGATATAGTTGGTATCTTACCACTTACCGCAGTTCTTTTTAATTTAACTATTTGTGCCATATGTATGACTTACCCTTTTTCAATTATATAATTAACTAATAAGAAAATCCCTTATATAAGGGAATTAACTTTCTTATCCTATTTGTGATTTTAAATCATCAATTTGTTTTTGCTGTTCTTTAATAGCCTCTATTAAGAGACCAGTAAGTTTAGCGTAATCAACTCCTTTATATCCATTATCTCTATCAGTTACCAATTCTGGTAATACTTTTTCAACATCTTGTGCAATTACACCAACATTTGGTAATGATTGTTGTAACTCATCTGCATTATCATTCCAATTCCAAGTAACACCTTTAAGTGATTGTACTTTTTCAATTGGATTAGAAATAAGTTCAATATTATCTTTTAATCTTTCATCTGAAGAAGCATATGCAACAACATCACCAGCAACATTTAATGCTCCACCTATACCTACACCACCAACTACTACAAGAGCTCCAACATCAGTTGCATTTGTTGCGGTAGTGTTTGTGATTGTTATAACACCACTTGCAGAATCATCAGCATTTGAACGAAGGAAGTTACTCGAAGTTAAACCATCAAGTTTATCTGCGTTAAGATTAGTAACCTTTGTTGTTGAACTTACCGAGAAGGGTGCAGTACCAGTTGAAACTGAAGAAACTATTTGTGAACTAAATGTGTTAGCTCCACTAAATGTTTGGTCAATTCCTGTCAATGCTACCGTACCATCTGAATCTGGTAATGTGATTGTTCTATCAGCGGATACAGTACCTGCTAATAATGTAAGTTCGTTATCATCATCTGCATTACCTTCAAACACAACACCATTTGTAGTTGATACCACTTCTACATTATTTGTTGTAGTTGTACCAGTTACTATTAAGTTACCAGGTATTGTGATTGTATCATTACCATCACCAAATGTTGCTGAACCTAAGTTTGAGTTAAGTGCTGATTTAACATTTGCAGTGGTTGCGTATTTATTAGTTGAACCTTCTGATAAATCATCTGTATCTAATCCACTAATATGAGTAGATGATACAGAACCACTAATTACATCAATACTTCTAATATAATCTCTAACTAAAGTGTTCGTATATCCCGTTTTATTGTTATTAGTTCCAATATTGGATTCCATTGTATCCAAGTTAACCGCTTGACTTACAGAGATGTGTCCTAATTTGGTACTTTGAGCAGATGAGATAGTAGTTGGTTGATTTTGAATTGAGTTATAATTAACTTGTGATGAACCACTAATTACATCAATACTTCTAATGAAATCTCTAACTAAAGTATCAGTATATCCAACCTTATTATTATTAGTTGTGATGTTTGATGCTTGTGTACTTGATATTGTTGTAGGTTGATTTTGAATACTATTGTAATTAACTTGTGATGAACCACTAATTACATCAATACTTCTAACATAATTTCTTACTCTTGTATCTGTATAGTATTTATTTGTTCCTTCTGATAAATCAGATGTTGAGAACCCACTCAATGAAATTTGTGATGAACCAGATACAACATTACTACCTTGTAATAAAGTTGTTGGATTTAAACCAAGTGTTGATGAATTAGCTGCGGTTAATCCATTATTTAAAGTTAGTTCTGTTAAATCAATATTAAACTGAGTACCACTTAAATCGATACCTGTCCCAGCAGTATATGTTGTATTAGTATAGTTACCACTATGAATATTAGTTGAACCTTGGTCTGTTGTCCAATCTATATGTTCGTTTGCCTCATATCCATTAGTTGAATCATGTGATACTTGACCAGAACCACTAATTACATCAATACTTCTAATATAATTTCTAACTAAAGTGTTCGTATATCCAACCTTATTGTTATTAGTTCCGATGTTAGATTCCATCGTATCTAAGTTAACTGCTTGAGTTACCGAAATATGTCCTAATTTGGTACTTTGAGCAGATGAGATAGTAGTTGGTTGGTTTTGAATAGAGTTATAATTAACTTGTGAAGAACCACTTATTACATCAATACTTCTGATATATGATTGAACTCTTCCGTTTGTAAAATATAAATTAGTTGAACCTTCAGTTATATCATCACTATCACCACCCAATTCACTTAAGTTATCATATGATGAAACTTGTGAATCAACATATGCTTTTACTGATTGTTGAGTTGGGAATTTAGTAGTTGAATTAGAACTCATATTATCTTCATCAACACCAACTAAACTAATAATTTGTGATGAACCACTAACCACATCTTGACTTCTAATATAATCCCTTACATTAGTATCAAAGTTTGTAATTGAATTAGCGTTTACTTGAGATGAACCACTTATTACATCAATACTTCTGATATATGATTGAACTAAAGTGTTCGTATATCCAACCTTATTGTTATTAGTTGTGATATTTGATGCTTGTGTACTTGTAATAGTAGTTGGTTGATTTTGAATACTATTGTAATTAACTTGCGATGAACCACTAATTACATCTTCAGAGTTTATATATGATTTTACTAAAGAGTTAGTATATCCAACCTTATTGTTATTAGTTGTGATATTGGATTCCATTGTATCCAAGTTAACTGCTTGACTTACAGATATATGACCCAATTTGGTACTTTGAGTAGATGAAATAGTAGTTGGTTGATTTTGAATACTATCGTAATCAACTTGAGATGAACCACTAATTACATCAATACTTCTAATATATGATTGAACTCTTCCGTTTGTATAATAAAGATTTGTTGAACCTTCGGTTATTTCATCTGTATTATCTTGTGATTGTGCTTTAGAATCAACATATGCTTTTACAGATTGTTGAGTTGGTACTTTAGTTGCTGAATTGGATGCGAAGTTATCTTCATCAACTGATACTAAATCTAATATTTGTTGTGAACCACTAACAATATCATCACCATTAATTTGTATATACCTTCCATCTAAATCAGATAATAATTGTGAAGAACCACTAACTACATTATCTGTATTTAATTTTGTTTTTACTTTAGAATCAGAATATTGGTTTATTGAAGAATAATTAGCTGTTTGAGTTACATTAACTTGAGAAGAACCACTAATTACATCTGTACTTCTTAAATAATCTCTTACCCTTGTATCTGTATAATATTTGTTCGTTCCTTCTGATAAATCACCTGTATCTAATCCACTAATATGAGCAGCTGTTACAGAACCAGATATTACATCTAAACTTCTAATATAATCCCTTACATTAGTATCAAAGTTTGTAATTGAATTAGCATTTACTTGAGATGAACCACTAATTACTCCATCTCCGTTTGTATTTATATATCTTGTATCGAAATCAGATGTTAATTGTGAAGAACCACTAATTGTTCCAGTACCATTTGAAATTTGTGAAAATGTTACACTATCTCCAAGTTCAACATCAACACCATTTATTTGAACAGAGTTATCAGATAATTGAGAAGCGGTTAAACCACTAATTTGTGAAGAACCACTAATTACATCAATACTTCTAATAAATGATTGAACTCGTGTATCTGTATAATATTTGTTTGTACCTTCTGATAAATCAGATGTTGAGTGATTAGATATATCTGATGCTTGACCAGTTAAGTTACCAACAACATTACCTTGAATGTTTGCTATTAAAGTACCAGTTGATATTGCTAAATTTCCACTCGATGAACCATCAAATGTTCCTGTACCTACTACAAATTTATCAGCAGATTCATCAAATCCTATAAATGCGTTATTTGAATCTCCTCTTTCGATAATAATACCACTATCACCTGCAGGAGCTCCTGTTGTTCCATTTCCAAGTTCAAGTAATTTATCAGTAACTACTGTGTTTGTAGATGCTGCTGTTGTTGTAGTACCATTTACAGTTAAGTTACCCGTAATTGTTACATTATTTTGGAAAGTTCTATTTCCTGCAATCGAATCAGCTAATCCAATTGTTGCAGTTCCACCAGAACCAAGAGTAATTGAACCATTTGATACATCTATTTCATTTGATGTACCTTCTATTTCTAATCCAACATTACCTTGAACTGCAGTGTTTGCAGAAGAACCATAATCAACCGCTATTGTTGGAGTTGAACCTTCACCAGTATTTGAACCGATAGTTACACCAGTCCCACTACCAAGAGTTGCAATATAGTTACCACTTGTTTGTGTTCCTAATGTTATTGATACTTGTGAAGAACCAGAAACAGTTCCATTTGGTAATAATGCAGTAATATCACCACTTGTTACAGTACCTAATGATGTAATAGAATTTTGTGTAAAGTGTTCGTTTGAATTATATCCTGTTACTGAAGATAAAGTAATTTGTGAAGAACCACTAACTACACCAGTACCATTTAAAGTTGATACATAAGAACCACTAACTACACCTTCATCATTTAATTTTGTTTTTACTCTAGCATTTGTGTAGTATAAGTTTGAACCTTCAGAAAGGTTTGCTGTTGATTTTGTTGCTAATCTTGAATCAAAATCCGAATCAGTATATTGGTTAATATTACCATAATTTGTAGTTTGAGTTACATCAATTTGTGATGAACCACTAACCACATCTTGACTTCTAATATAATCTCTTACATTAGTATCAAAGTTTGTTATGTTATTAGCATTTACTTGTGAAGAACCACTTATTACATCTTGACTTCTTAAATAATTTCTTACTCTCGTATCTGTATAGTAAAGGTTAGTTGAACCTTCTGTGATTTCGTCTGTATTATCTTGTGATTGTGCTTTAGAATCTACATATGCTTTTACAGATTGTTGAGTTGGTAATTTAGTATCTGAGTTAGATGCGAAGTTATCTTCATCAACTGATACTGCGTTAAGTATTCCTGCAGAACCACTAATTACATCTTCAGAGTTTATATATGATTTTACTAAAGAGTTAGTGTAACCAGTTTTATTATTGTTACTTGTAATATCACTTGCTTGTTGTGAAGTAATTGTAGTTGGTGTGTTTTGAATAGAGTTATAATCAACTTGAGATGAACCAGAAACTACATCTGTACTTCTTAAATAATTTCTTACTCTTGTATCTGTATAATATAAATTAGAAGAACCTTCTGTTACATCATCAGTATCACCACTCAATTCACTTAAATCATCTTTTGATTGTACTTGAGATTGTACATATGATTTTACAGATTGTTGAGTTGGTAATTTAGTTGCTGAATTCGTACTGAAATCATCTTCATCAATTGATACTAAGTCTAATATCTGTTGCGAACCACTAATTACATCTTCACTTCTGATAAATGATTGAACTCGTGTATTTGTATAATATAAATTAGATGAACCTTCTGATAAATTATCAGTATCTAAGTGATTAATGTTTATTTGAGATGAACCACTAATTACATCAATACTTCTAATGTAATCTCTTACATTTGAATCAAAGTTTGTAATTGAATTAGCATTTACTTGTTCCGAACCTGATATTACATCATCCCCATTTGTGTTAAGGTATCTTGTATCAAATTCTGTTGTAAGTTGTGCAGAACTACTAATAACACCATCTGCTACGGTGAATGTTATTGTTTCATCACCAGATTGATTAAGTGTTATTGAACCACCACCATCTAAACCTGCTCCTGCAGTAAGTGTGATTGTTGAATTATTTACACCAATCTGTGCGGATGATGATATAACTCCTTCTGCATTTAATTTTGTTTTTACTCTTGCATCTGTGTAATAAAGATTTGAAGAATTTTCTGATACATCTGCTGTATCAAATCCTGTCTTTATTGCATCATTTAATACTACTTGAGATGAACCACTAATTACATCAATACTTCTAATATATGATTGAACATCAGAATTACCATAGTGGTCTAAATCTGAAATTTGTGATTCTGTTATTGTTATTTGTGAAGAACCACTAACTGTTCCTGCTGGTAGTTTGGATACAATGTTTCCAGTTGTTACAATTTCTGCTTCACTCCCTAATTTACCAGCTTTCCAATAATCTCTACCATCCGCAGAATCCCAAACAAATGAACCACTAACTTGTGATACACCAGTTCCATCTTTTACATATATACCACCTGTTGTAGATGAACCACCATAATTTAAATTAATAATGTTATCACCGATATTAACTTCATTTGAAGTTGTAGTAGTTGTTGAACCAGCAACAGTTAAGTTACCAGTAAGTGTTAAGTTTGTAAATTGTGGTGAATCTGCTATTTGTAATCCCGTATCTACATCTGTATTTGAACCATTTATTGTTGCTCTTACAGTACCTTGTGATGGAGAACTAAATGTAGAACCACTAATTACTCCTAAATCATTTACATAATTTAAAACTCGTGTATCTGTATAATATTTGTTCGTTCCTTCTGATAAGTTAGATGTTGAGAACCCACTCAATGAGATTTGTGATGAACCAGATACAACACCATCTCCATTAGTATTTAAGTATCTTGAATCAAATTCAGTTGTTAATTGAGATGAACCAGATATTACACTATCTTGATTAAGTTTTAACTTTACTCTTGAAACAGTGTAATATAAGTTTGAACCTTCAGAAAGATTTGCTGTTGATTTTGTTGCTAATCTTGAATCAAAATCTGAATCAGTATATTGATTTATAGTTCCATAATTTGTAGTTTGTGTTACATCAACTTGAGATGAACCACTAATTACATCCAAACTTCTAATATAATCTCTTACATTAGTATCAAAGTTTGTAATTGTGTTAGCATTTACTTGAGCAGAAGATGAAAATACATTATCTCCATTTATTTCTAAAAATGTTCCTTCTAATTGTGAAGAACCACTAATTACATCAATACTTCTTATAAAATCCCTAACTCTTGTATCTGTATAATATAAATTAGATGAACCTTCTGATAAATCATCAGTATCAAATCCTCCTAAACTGATTTGTGATGAACCAGATACAACACCACTTGGTAAAGCGGCTATAACTTGTGCTGAACCAGAAATTGTACCATTGTTTGATACAAAGGTAGAACCTACCGCTAGTGATAATGAACCTGAAACAATGGGGTTGTGTAAAATCATATCTTATTCCTTGTTAATTTTTTCTTTTAATTGATTAACTTCATCTGATAGTTCTTTGATTCCCTCAATAAGAAGAGATACAATTCTATCATATTTAACTGCTTTATAACCATCTTCACGAGTATTTACTAACTCAGGTAAAACCTTTTCTATTTCTTGAGCTATAACTCCGTAATCTTTACCTTTATAAATATTTTGTTTTTCTTCGTCCCACACGAAACTGTTACCAGAAATTGAATTTATTTTTTCTATTGGTTTTTCAATTGGTTTTACTTCTGTTTTCAATCTTTCATCAGAAGAAACGTATGCTACAATATCTGATGTTGCACTAATTGTACCTTGAGAAAAGAAATCATCGTTAACTTCTAATCTACCACCACTATGATTCCACTTTAATGTTATATTTGAATCACTTCCTCTATCAATTTCTAAACCTGCTCCATTCGCTGCTGATGAATTACTTGAACCACTTGCAACTGTAATAAGTTTATCTTCTATCCTTAACTCAGAAACTTGAATTTCAGTTGATGCACCTTGTACTACCAAATCTCCACTTATTTGAACATCACCTGTGAAATTACCATCAACGAATGTTGGTGAATCTCCTGCTTGTAATCCTAAATCGATATCAGTAGCATCACCATTAATAGTAGCTCTAAGAGTACCTTGTGATGGTGAACTAAATGTAGAACCACTTACTACACCATCTGCATTTAATTTTGTTTTTACTCTAACATCCGTATAATACTTGTTTGTACCTTCCGAAAGGTTTGTTGTACTAAATCCACTTAGAGATATTTGTGAAGAACCACTAACTATTCCACTTCCAGTCAATGCATTGATTACACCACTACCAAAGTGTTGTGAACCTGTATCAATTGCTACAACAGCTTCACCTGAATCAGTTGAACCACTCATACCCAAACCAGCGGTTACTTTTGTAATATCACCCGCACCAACTGCTATTAAAGCTTCATCAATATAATCTTTAACTGCTCCAGCGTTACCAAGAACCGCCGTATTACCATCAGAAATAGATGATGATACATGATAGAAAGCGGCTGTTGCTAAAGTTCGTTTTCCAACTACCCCACCAGAACCACTAACAAAAACAGTATAATGTGTATTATCTAATGCCGATACATCTGTAAGTGTTAATCCGTTAAACGTAGGTTCATTTCCTTCTGCTAATCCATTAAGTGTAACAGAAGTTGCCGTACCATTTTGTGTTAATCTAACTTGACCTTGTACTGAGGTAGAACTTAATACTGATGATGAAATTATACCACTACCTGTCAATGCGTTGATTACACCCTCTCCAAAGTGACCAGAACCAGTATCTAATGTTAAACTTCTACTTGTTACAATAGTTCCACCACCACTTATTCCTTTTCCACTACCAATCGTGATACTTGAGTGGTCAATATGTTCGTTTGCAACAAATCCGTCTGTTGAATCATGACTTACTTGTGCAGATTGAGAAAATACATTATCTCCTGTAATTTCTAAATATCTTAAATCTAAATCATCATGTAATTGAGATGAACCTGAAATTACTCCATCATCATTCATCTTATCTTTTACATTAGTATCAAAGTTTGTGATTGTATTAGCGTTTACTTGAGATGAACCACTAATTACATCTTCTACATTTAATTTATCTTTTACATTACTATCAAAGTTTTCAATAGTATCTGCGTTTACTTGAGATGAACCACTAATTACAGTTTCATGATTCAATCTTGCTTTAACTCTTGCGTTTGTATAATATAGATTATTACCTTCTGATATATCTGTTGTATCAAATCCCGTATAATCAGCATCGTTTAATATTACTTGAGATGAACCACTAATAACATCTTGAGAGTTTATATATGATTTTACTCTTGTGTTTGTATAATAAAGATTAGAACCTTCTGTTAAATCATCTGTATCTAAGTGATTAAGATTTACTTGAGTTGAACCACTAATTACAGTTTCTGTATTTAATTTTGTTTTTACTCTAGCATCTGTATAATAAAGATTACCAGCTTCAGTTACTTGGTCTGTATCAATGCCTGTAAGTTCTCCACCCTCTCCTTTGAATCCTACTGATGAACTTACTTTTGCGTTTAATACAAATTGTTGAGTACCATGTTCCCAAGTTAATGATTTGTTTGCTCCATCAATTTCTAAACCTGCTCCATCTGCTGCTGATGAATCTGAAGAACCACTTGCAACTGTAATTAATTTATCTTCAATTCTTAATTCTGAAGTTTGTATTTCAGTTGCTGAACCTAAAACTGTTAGGTTACCAGTTACTTGTACATCTCCTGTAAAATCACCATCTGCAAATACTACATTATCAGTTGTTGAAATTCCTTGATTAGAATCACCCAAATAACCCCATTGAGTATTTGAGATTGTTACTGAGTTTATATTTGATATTTGAGTTGCTTCATCACTTGATAAAGATACTCCCTTAACTTTATTTACTGTAGCGTTATCCGCGTTACCACTAATATCACCACCCATTGGTACTTGGGATGAACCACTAATTACATTTTCTGTATTTAATTTTGTCTTTACTCTTGTATCTGTATAATAAAGATTAGAACCTTCTGATAAATCACCAGTATCCGATGAAGTTTCATCTATTAATTTAATCCAACCACCATTATGTGCGTAATATCCTTTACCAGTTCCATGTACATGAGCGAACATACCATGATATGTACTTGCTGATGGTAAATCTCCTTCAGTTGAGTAAACGTTACCGAATAGAACTTTGTTACCACCCATATCTAAATCAGAAGCTGTAACAAAATCTATTACCTGTTGTGAACCACTAACAACCGTTTCAGTATTTAATTTTGCCTTTACACCTGAAGTAAATGTAGTTGAATCGTTAACCAATTCTATATTATCCGCATTTATTGTAATACCATTATTAGCGGATTCAACATTTAAAGTTCTTGTAGAAGCAATTGTTCCACCACCAGTTAAACCAGCTCCTGCTGTAATTGTTACTGAGGTGTGGTCGATGTGTTCATTTGCTACAAAGTTTGTAGTTGAGTCATGGTCTATTTGAATAGAACCACTAACCACATCTTCAGTATTTAATTTTGCTTTTACACCAGATGTGAATGTAGTTGAATCATTAACTAATTCTATATTATCAGCATTTATCGCAATACCATTGTTTGCAGATTCTACATTAAATGTTCTTGTTGATGCGATAGTACCACCACCAGTTAAACCAGCTCCTGCCGTCATTGTTACTGAAGTGTGGTTTATATGTTCGTTTGCTACGAAGTTTGTAGTTGCATCGTGGTCTACTTGAATCGAACCACTAACTACATCTTCAGTATTTATTTTTTTCTTTACTCCTTCTAAGAAATGGTCGGAGCCTGTATTAAGTCCTAATGTTCTTGAACTAACAATGTTACCACCACCACTCATACCATCACCAGCGTTGATTAGTACATCTGAGTGATTAATGTGTTCATTGTTTACAAATCCTGTCGTTGCATCGTGGTTTATTTGTGCAGATTCTGAAACAACATTATCACCATTTATTTCTAAATATACATTATAATCAGAGATTTGTTGAGAAGATGAAACTATATTACTACCAGGTAGTGTTACATTATCGATTGTTCCATTAACAACATGAAGATTTCTCCATTTTTTCGTAGTTGAACCTAAATCATATTCATTAGATGCAGATGGTATTAGTGAACCACTAAACTGTCCTTGTACTGTGATGTTATCTTGTATCTCATCACCAATTATTATGTTTCCACTCAAACTAACATTTCTGGCGGATAAATCACCAGTAAGAGTAACGTTTGATGCTGTTAAATCACCTGTTAGTTCAATTGAACCCGTATTAGCTCCTAGCTTTACGAGGGTAATATGTTCACCATTAGTAGTACCAAACCCCAACAACATTGTATTGTTGTATGTGTTGAAAAAAGGTTCTGATATCTGTGGTGAGGTGAAGGAACTACCTCTTCTTAGTTTTAATGTTGCCATCTAAATTCTTTTCCCATTTATTTTATATAAATATACCTATTCTTGTATTTTGTGATTCTCGATAATATAACTTCACTTATATAAGTATAAGAAATTGAAAAGTATAAAAAAAATCCCACACCTTTTGAGTATGGGATTAATTTTTAAAATCAATTAATGATTAAACTTTTATTAGAATGTACCACCATCGATGGTATTTGTTGCAGAGAATGTACCTGCTCCATTTGATACTAAAATATCACCATCCGTTGAACTTGCAATTGATACTAATTGTTTAGAACCATTTGAAACTAAGAATGAAGATGCAGTTAAACCACTAAGAATTAAATCATTTGAAATTGTTACAGTTGTACCACTTTCAGAAATAATAGAATCAGTAATTACACCATCAGCTGAGAATTTAGTTATTTTCCCTGCAGTATCAGTTCCGTTACCAACAATTACCCTAGCTTCAGAATCTTTCGCTCCAGCTTTCCAATAATCATTAGTACCATCCCAAAGAATAGAACCACTTGTTAAACCACCACCGGTTACATCAGAAACGTAAAGACCACCATCAGTTTCAGAACCACCATAGTTCACATTGATAATATTATCTTCAACATTTAATGTACCAACGTTAGTTTGAACAGTATCTCCACTTACAGTTAAGTTACCACTAATTGTCATATTACCACCAACTGTTACGTTATCAGGTAATCCAATTTGTACTTGATTATTAGTTACTGCAGTTGTTACTTCATTTGCTGTACCAACAATTGCTAAAGTATCTACACCAACATTTACTGTATCAGTAGCAGAACCATCTCCTACAACCAATCCTAATGAACCAGAAGTTAAGTTTGAACCACCGAAGTCAACTTTACTATGATTTACACCACTAATTTGACTATTTACAATTCCAGTTACTTGAGAAGAACCAGAAATTACATCAATACTTCTAATAAATGATTGTACGTTTGTATCAAAGTTTGTAATTGTATCAGCATTTACTTGAGAAGAACCTGATATTACTCCATCACTATTTGTATTAAGATATCTTGTATCAAAGTCTCCAGTTAACTGAGCAGATGAACTAATAACTGAATCTCCGTTTGTATTCAAGAAATCTCCATCAATTTGTGCAGATGAAGAAACTACCCCATTAGGTAGAATTGCAACTATGTTACCAGCAGTTACAGTACCTAAAGTAGTAATCGAAGCAGCTCCTGTAAATCCTGTCTTATCCGCGTTGTTTAGAACAACTTGAGAAGAACCAGAAATAACATCCTCACTTCTAATAAATGATTGAACTCTTGAGTTAGTATAATATACATTAGATGAACCTTCAGATACATCATCAGTATTAAGTGAACCAGATAATACATCAATACTTCTAATGAATGATTGTACATTAGAATCAAAGTTTAAAACTGAAGTTGCATCTACTTGTGCTGAAGATGAGATAACACTCTCTCCATCAGATTTCAAGAATACTGAATCTAATTGTGCAGAAGATGAGATAACTGAATCACCATTTGTGTTTAGATATCTTGTATCAAATTCTGTTGTTAATTGTGCTGAAGATGAGATAACTGAATCTCCGTTTGTATTCAAGAAATCTCCATCAATTTGTGCAGATGAAGAGATAATTCCTGTTCCATCTAAATCTAATGAAGTTTTCTTAAGAACGATATCAATATTTCCATCTTTTCTTAAAATTTGTAATTTCTTATCTGTTGTGTTGTAAAATGGTAATCCATTTACACCCTCATCATAAGAAGTTAAGTTTGGTGAAGAAGAACCTGTTAAGATTTTGTTCACCGAGGTTAAATTAGAATGATTTCCAACGAACACCAATCCATCAGCTAGTGCAGATATACTTGAACCCGTTACAACAAGTAGTTCACCCTTATTCGGGGTTACGCCACTCAAATCTTCTAAAACACCTCTTTTGTGTTGAATAATTTGTGCCATTGTTTTTTATTTCCTTGTTTTTTGTTTGTTAAATAAAACCTTTATTTTGTTAAACGGGTCATCTGCCCTTTTATAGAACTATATAGTTCTTGTATAAATATGTTGATATTATAATATACCACCATCTAAATTAATTTTTTGAACTGCCTCTGTAAAGTGGTTAGAACCTGTGTTAATATTTATACCATTAGAGTTTACAGAAATTCCATCACCTGGGTCTAATTCTAATACTACATTTCCACTTGAAGCTCCACCAGTAATACCTTCATCAGATGTAAATACAGCGGTGATATCACCACCACCTCCTCCACCTCCCCCTCCTTCGAGGGAAGATAAATCAACAGACATAGATACTCTTGTTGAACCAGGTACATCCTCACCAAATAAGGTTAATGCACTTGTTGAACTATTAAATGAAGCAGATACAAATGAACCACTATTAAATGAGAAAGCAGAAAAAGTTACTGTATCTTCAAATGAAACTGGTGGGTTTGCGGGAGTTACTTTTGCCTTAAATAATGAACCACTGTCACTAACATAAACTAATTGGCCATCAGAAAAATAATTTACAGATTTTGCATTTAATTCTGTTGAGGTGTAAACCGCAAAGGCTCCCTTAATAGGGTCTATATCCATTAAAACTATATTACCACTAACTCCAGCTGGTGATAACTGTAATTTCGAACTATACGATGGCATCTTTATCTCCTTTTATTATATAAATATACTTTTTCATTATTATACTCCCCCACTTCCACTTGATGGATTCAATCCTAAATTAATACTTGTTGAACTTGCAAATTGGTTTGTTGCTCCCACCATAAACCATTTTGTGTAACCTACATGAGATGTTGCTAATGTCATCTGATTTATTTCTGATGCTTCTATTGTGTTTGTTCCATCAATAGTCGTTCCATCACCACCCACTTCTAAGGTATATCTTCCTACTGTATTATCTCCATATTCAGCGGTTGTACTTGTTGGAATTCCACTCATATCTGAACCACTTGGGAATAAAATCACAAAGTGTTTACTTGAGTTTCTTGATATAGTTCCACTACTTCCCATACTTCTCAACACATCATGTAAATTTGAACCACTCGCTTCTTGTAATTTAGTTGCAGTTTGTGTACTTCCATATGAATATGTAAATGTTGAATCACCAATTACATCATCATTTATAACTGCATCTAAAAATCCAATATTTGAATATGGAGTTGCTATTGGTGGGGTTGAACTATCTTCTGATGAGATACCAACTGCAGTATTATAAGTTGCGTTACTAAATCCAACATCATATAAATAAACTTTTCCATTATCAGCAGAAGTATCAACTGTAAAACTTCTACTATTGTATTCTCTACTCTTACCAAAATTATCAGTTACTTTAACATTATAGTTGTAAGTTGCTGCTGATAAGTTTGTTGAAGCTTGAATACCTACCGATGATGAATTTGCATTTGTGTAAAATAATTGTAGTGAACTTGCATCTGTACCAGTCAACGAAGCTGAGAATGGAGTATCTGATTCAACATCAGAAATACTCATACTAACCATTGTAGTACCCGTTGTTGCTAAATCTGTTTCAAAGTTTGAAGTTTGATTTGTAAATGTAGCAGTTGGTGCTTGATTAGCAAATACGTTTACTGTTACAGTTCCACTTCCAGCGTTACCATATTGGTCTTGGAATCCAATTGTTGAAACAATATCATCACCACTACCAGTAGTTGAACCACTAATATCTAAAGCTAATGATAATTGTCCACTTGTATTAATTGATATTGCTGGGTTTGATGAAGTCCATGATGAACCTTGTACTGCTTGTGAACCATAGTTTGGTGAATACGATACACTCATTTGTGATTGGTTACCTGCACCAAATCCACTAGCATCTCTAATTGATTCTCCATTTTCTCCTGATTCTATAATATAAGAAGTTGTATCTCCTCCAAGTGTACCACCATCAGGTGTTGCAATTGCAATTGTTTGATTACTATATGTTGTTGATTTATTGTAGTTATCAGTAACTTTAAGATTGTAAGTTAATGTACCTGCTGATAAATCTTCATTTGCTCTTATATAAACAGAAGATGAATTAGAGTTTTGGTAATCTAAATTAAGTTTAGATGCATCTGTTCCACTTAATGAAGCGGAGTATGGTGTATCTGATTCTGTATCTGAAATTCCTACGAGAACTAAGTTTGTATTTGCTGTTGCTAAATTAGCATTTAAGTTTGATGTTTGGTTTGTAAATGTTGCAGTTGGTGCATCATTCTCAATAACATTTACAGTTAACGAATCGGTAGTTGTTGTACCAAATCCATTTGTAAATGTAATTGTTGAATCTATTGTATCACCACTCTGAGTTACTGAACCACTTAAGTTTACATTCAATGATAAACTACCATTTGAGTTTATTGATATTGATGAGTTAGATGAACTCCATGTACCACTTTGATTTGAACCATAATCAGCTTGAGTTGAACCATAATCTGTTGTTTTTATAGTTGTACCACTTAATTCAGATTCTTTGATATAAGGCCCTGCTGACCAGTTATCTGTTATGGTTGCTGCTGTATCATCTGAAATAGGTATCGTTACTATAGCAACATTTGAAATTGTTGAGTTAAAGTTATCTCTTACTTGAACTCTATATTGATATTCATTTATTAAATCAGAATTTATTACAACACCAGTTTTTCTTGTTACATTACCACTCGAATCCATTTGGAAAGGATTTTCGTGTGGGTCTGTTAATTGTGAAGTACCACCATATGAACCACTTGCTACATTACTATTATCTAATTCTAATTTATGTAAATCAAATGTTACAAATGAAATACTATCACCTTCGTTATCTGTTGCTGATATTGAACCAACAGATGCTCCATTTGAACTATTTTCATTTATAGATGATAGAGTTTGGTTACTTAACGTTGGTGCTAAGTTATCAGTTACATTTATAGTAATTGGTAAGAATGTTCTTGAATCAGAATCTTGACCATTTTCAAAATGTTCATCTGAAGCAGTTATACTAAATGTATATTGTGTTTGTTGTTCGTAATCTAACGAGCCTGTATTTTGTCTAATATCTAAATAAGTTCCATAAACAGTAACATCAAAGTGATTGTTATCTATTGAACTTGTTGTAATTGTAATTGTATCACCTTCTGCATCTGTAAAGAATACTCTTTTTACTAAAGTATTATTTGTAGAGTTTTCATTTAAGTTAGATGTTACAGAAGTAATAACATTTCCACCAGTTGAACCTTCTCTAAATTTAGGAGATTCGTTTGGTGTTACAAAGATTGTAATATCTTTTTCAATTGTAGCGTTGAAAGTATCAGTTGCAGTTGCAGTAAATGTATGACCATGTACTCCACCAACTAAATCTGTATTAAACGATGATGATTCTGCTAATGCATTTAAAGTTAATACACCATTAGATGCCACTCTAACTAAATCATCGGAGTATGATGAAGCAGTTCCAAAAGTTAATGATTGTCCTTCGGGGTCTGTTCCTGCAATTGTTACGATTGTTGAACTATTTGAAGTATATTCTTCTATTGTTTGATTACCAGTTGTTATTGTTGGTTCTGTGTTTGGATAGAATACTGCATTTAAGAAATCAATTACAGAACCACTTGTTCCAGGATTAAATGATGAAGTAAACATTGTTGGAAGTTTTTCTTGAGATACAACCCTATTACCATTGAATATAAGTTGGTCTGAACCACTTATTACACCTGTTCCTTCTAAAGTTCTAACTACCGAACCACTAACTACACCAGTTCCTTCTAAAGTTCTGATTACACTTCCACTTACAACTCCCGTTCCATCCAAAGTTCTAACTACCGAACCACTAACAACTCCTGTTCCGTCTAAAGTTCTAAGTACCGAACCACTTATTACTCCCGTTCCATCTAAAGTCCTAAGTACCGAACCACTTACAATACCACTAGCATCTGTTACTTGTGATGAACCACTAACTAAACCACTTGGTATATTTGTAAGTTGTGTGAAATCAGATGTTCCACCACCACCACTACCAAAACCACTTGAAGCAGCTGATGCTGAAATGTATGCATCAGTTATTACTGAAGTTATTTGTGCTGAACCACTTATTACTCCAACTGGTAAACCTGCAGTTACATCGGTTGATATTACCCAATATGAATCATAATAAACATAAAGGTTACCATCATTTGATTTCCACCATAAATCTCCTTCAGATGGTGAACTTGGTGCGGAATCAGAAACAGTTACACTTGCTCCACCACCACCACTTGCTGAAGATGATATTATAAAATTATCCCCAACTTGATTGATAGTTACATTTGTACCACCTACTAATGAACCACTAAATACACTTGTACCATCTAAAGTTCTTAATACAGAACCACTTACGATACCACTTCCATCAGTTATTTGTGTTGAACCACTAATTACACCACTTGGAAGAGATGATAATACTTGTGCTGATGAAGATATTGTACCACTTGGAATATCAGTATGTGAACCACTTGTAAATCCGAATGCTGTTATTTGTGCAGAACCACTAATTGTTCCACTTGGAGTTGAACCACCCCCACCACTTGATGATATAGTTATGTTTCCACTACCCGATGTGATTGTTATGTTTGAACCTGGTAATAATGAACCACTAAATACGTTTGTACCATCTAAAGTTCTAACTACCGAACCACTAACTACGTTTGTGCCATCTAAAGTTCTTAATACAGAGCCACTAACTACACCAGTACCATCTAAATTTCTTAATACAGAACCACTAACTACATCAGTACCATCTAAAGTACGAAGAACACTTCCACTTACAACTCCTGTTCCTTCTAAAGTACGAAGAACACTTCCACTAACTACACCAGTTCCTTCCAAGGTTCTTAATACAGAACCACTAACTATTGTACTTCCATTTGTAATTTGAGTTGAACCACTAACTACTCCACTTGGAAGTTGTGATGTTATTGAACCACTCAATACACCAGTACCATCTAAAGTTCTAAGTACTGAACCACTAACTAATCCACTTGGAATATTTTGTAAGTTTAGATTCCAATCTGCACCTACACCCCCACCAGATATACCATTTATTCTTGAATCAACAGATGAGCTGAAATTTGTAAAGGTTGAGCCACTAATTATTCCAATTGGTAAACTTGTAACAACACTTCCACTTAATACACCAGTACCATCTAAAGTTCTTAATACAGAACCACTAACTATTGTACTTCCATCAGTTATTTGAACCGAAGAAGATACTAATCCACTTGGTACATTTGTTAATTCTGTAAAATCAGATGTTCCTCCTCCACCAGATGGAAGAGTGATACTATTTCCACTTGAAATAGTAAGTGTTTGTCCAGATATAGATAAAGTTTGATTATCTGTTTGACTTGTTAAGTAAGATGAAGTTGCTGCAATTAAAGAATCTAATCTTGAATCTAAAGAAGATGAAAATGTTGTATATCCACTTACATTTGATAAAACTACTTGTTGAGAGGATGAAATTAATCCATCACCACCTTCATTACCATATCTTGCATCAAAATCACTATATAATTGTGCAGAAGATGATATTACACCATCTCCGTTTATTTCTAAATATAATCCATCAAAAGTGGGTATTAATTGTGATGAACGACTTACAATTCCAGTTCCACCAAAGGTAAGCTCAGAGCCATCTCCCTTAAATGAGCCTGTAAATGAACCAGTAACACCACTTGCACCACTTAGGTTAACCGAACCACCACCACCTACTTCGAAGTCCCCTTCGATTACCGATGCGGTTACTACTCCTTGTATCTGTTTACTTTGAATTAATGTTGCCATTCTTATCTACTCACTATTTTACCTTTTACTGAAAAATCTGTCTTTACAACCAACTCAGGTGCCATTGTAATATTTTCAGTAAAACTAATTACTATATTTGTTCCATCGTCTGTAACTGAGTAGGAATCTGCATCTTTTTTTATGCCTTGTAAAAATACATCAACATAATCAGAAGATGAGTCTACTTTTATATCTTCAAAAACAAATTTTTTGTTAGAAAGAGTTAGCGTAAATAAAACACCACTCAAACTAATTGAATCTGGTATATGAGTGAAAATTCTTGTATCACTTATTACTTCATTTACCAAATCCTTAAACCTTTGTTTGTCATCAAAGGGAGTTATTACATTAGGTTTCTTTTTACTCATACTAATTCAATATCCCCTTCAATTTTTATATCATCATCACTTTCCAAGTTATATGGAAAGTTTTCTTTTTTAAATTTAACTAAAAAATCATTATTTTTTTGCTCAGTTTCGTAATCTCTTTCTAAGATAAACTGACCGTTTATAAATATATCAAATCGTGAGTGTTCCTTACGATTTTTTCTTAAATTTAAATTTAAATCTTTCATCTTAACACCAGGAACTTTCCAAATAAAAAAGTTAGGATGTAATAAGTCAACAGGAACTAATTGATATTCATCAAATTCATGTACTTGTTTCAATATTTTTTGTAAATCTTTAATAGCCATATTATAATTCTATAAATTTACCAGTTACACCAAATTCATCTGTATTTTCCAATATATAACCTAACTCAGTTGTACTCGAAATGTAGTTATTCTCACTATCGAGTGAACCTGTACCAAAATTGAAGTAAATTTCATTTGCAGCTTGTGAGCCAGTATATGAATACTTAGCATATGGTACTAAAACACCATTTATATACACCCTAAACCAATCATTTACATCAAATATACCATTTAATTCAGGTGGTAGTTTTGGTAAATCTACATTTGTTAGTTTTATTGTATCTGCATCCACAAAAGTAGCATCTTGTGAACCTCTAATGGACATAAAATCTATAATATCAGCATATTCACTATCTAACGATGGTGATTTTTTACTCATACTTAAAGAATTTCCGGTTAAATCGGTTTCTGTACCAAATACTACCTTTTTAGGTCCTATTGTTTTCTTATGAGTTGATTCATTATCAAATTTTTCTGGTAATAGATAAGCATTTACCATCATAGTGAAATTGGTTCGAACAATTCGTTGTGTGCCCTCACCAACTTCTGTTTGGTTATCAAAATTATCTATTCGAGTTCTAAATTTAAATCCATTTTTATCACCCCAATACTCATCTGTAGCATATTGAAACGCTTCTACAATCTTATTCATATGTTCTGTAAAATCAGTCCATATTATTACTTCATATGATATAGTAACGTAATCAGGCATTACAATATCATAAAATTGAGCGGGTTTTTCACTTTGAGTTATAGCTGAAAATCTATCATATCTATGTTTTTTAGAATATCTTGAAACTGCTGAGTAAGCTACATTACGATTCATTGTAGATGACATAGACTCATCCCTCGCAACCGAATTTCTTTTAAACATCACTAAAGGAATTTGAATTACTCCTTTTTTATCTCTTAAGAATCCATCTTTTCGTATAGATTTCCATCTTTCAGGATTACCATACACAACTGGTATCTTTTGTTTCTCTTCAAATATTTCAACAGTAGGCAAAACCGTATCAATCATATGTTCTGCGATTGCCAAATCAACATCATATAATTTTACACCCTTACCCTGCTCAATACTTTCTTTTTTATATTGAGTAGCTCGGTTAACTGGTCTATTTTTTAGTGGGTCTATTGCCATAATTAACTATATATCCTATCATCTATTTGAATTTGACTTCTTCTTACCATAAATCCAACTCCAATTAGTTGATTTCTTGAATCTTCAAATTCATTTGTTTCTTTGTTATATATCTGTGGTTGACCTCCAATTAATGCACTTTGTCTTACATTATCAAGTTCATAATAAATTCCATCAAATAAAACCACATCACCAATTTCAGGATAACCAACTGTAAGGTTTTGGATTGCCTCTGTTGGAACTAAAGTACCATTTATATCTCTTACCTTTGGAACTGCAAAAGAAGTTTCTCTACATCTCTGTCTGTTAAATCTAAATTCTACAGCTTGTTGTTTATCTGGTCCAAATCCTTCATAAACTACATTCATAGGCTCTCTATCAACTATACACATTACAGTTGAAGGTGCTCTCCAAACCTTCCCTAAAGATTCACCATATAGATTAGTTTTTGTTTCACCAACTGATACCTTAAATAAGGTTACGGCCTGTTCTACAACATAATCTACTACCTCTTCAGAGATGGTTTTAATGAAATCCAAATCTTTTGCATTAAAAAACTTCGGCATATTTTTATCCTATATAAATGTTGAGTGGAACTCGATTCATAATTTGTTGTTGTTGTTCAACCATATTAGATTCGTTCTCCATTCTTTGTTTTTTACTAACTTCGTTTAGATTCTCTCTCAATTGTTCGATAAGAGCATCTTTTTCTGTTTGTGCTTCAGCTCTAAGTGCAGCTCCATCTAAAGAAACTTCAGAACCAGGTATTGGTACTGTATTGTACTTCTCTCTGATTGCTCCTAACATCTCTTTTGCCAAAGCAAGTGTATATTTTCGTATCCACTGTCTACCAACATCATTAATTTTATTATAATTTGCAAAATCATATCCAATATTTGAATAATCTGATACTACATTTGGAGTTATAATAGTAGAAGCTTCTGTTCTATCCTTTACAACTTGATATTCAAACCAAAGTTTATAATCTGTTGTTGGTTTTGGTAAAATTGTTAATTTATTATTTACTATATTAAATGAATGTGCAGATTTTCTTATTTGGTCATTGAATTCAATCTGTTGAATTCTTAACATATCCTCATAAATAGGCATCATTATAAATTGTGCCGCTGGAGAGAATGAACCAAATCCAAATTCATCAACTAAGTTAAGTGTTCCTTGTCCACTTACCGAATAAGGGTCAAAGAATCTTTGAATAGCGGGTGATGTTTCATAATATACCTTTGTTACATCCAGTCTTTCACCACTTTCACTTACATTTGCCCACAATGATTGAATATCATATTCTTGTGAACCAGTATTTACATTAACATACCCTTTTTTGATATCTGTTCTACCACCTACGTTTGCTAAATTACCATATGATTCCGCTATGGTGATAGTATTATTTAAATCCGAGCCTAAAACTGAACTACCTTGGTAATTTGAACCTGTTGGTTGTCCTTCTAATGAACCGAGATTATTTCTAATATTAAATTGATTTACTTGTGCAGAATACTCTGATACTGCCTCTTCGAATACGGCGAAAAAGTTATCACCTTCTAATTCTACATCAATAACAGGATAACCTAATCTTCTTGCACACCAATTTGCAACTTTCGGAGCATCTGTCTGAAATGTTGAATCAGAGTCATAAATTCCAAAAGGAGTTGATGAACCTGAAGTAAATGTTGTTGTTCCTGTCCAAATTCTTGCTTGAGACATATATTTTTCTCCTTACTTATACAATTATACTCTTATAAATATAAATTAAATGAAAAGGAGGGAATAAAACAAAAAAAGAGGGAAACCTTTCGGAATCCCTCTTAATTTTATCATCACTATGTAATGACCTATTAACTAAGTTTTAATTAACGATTATACGTTAGCTAAATCTTTAACATAGATTTTACCATAGAATTCTGGTCTTACCATTTTCTTAGCGTATCTAGTCATTACACCTCTTCTTGGTGTAAAGTTAGTTGGGTCATATACAAGAGGTGTCATGATTAATGGTACATACGGAGCGTAAACAGCACCAGTCTCAAGGAAGTTACTTCCTTTAAATCCTAACAAGATTTCGTTTGAAGTCATGTAAGGGTTTTTGTAAACTGTGTATCTGTTTGCGATAGAACCAACAGTAGTTACACCAGCTGCGAAAGATGAAGCATCTTTATCAGCAGAAACTGTAAATCCTGGGATTGATTCTAAAATAGTACATACGTCTGGAGAAGCAACAACGAAGTTTGCTCCACCTCTAAGTGTTAATTGGTGAATCTTGTTAGAAACTTTGTTAAGTTTCGCTCCAAGAGTCTGGAACCAAGAGTTCTTAGTGTAAGCTGCAGAATTAGTTCCCGCTACCCAAGCTCCTGTCGCTGAGTTATACTCTTCACCTAATGATACTGACCAGTACTCAGTTGTTAAAGCGTTAGCTTTTAACATATCTAAGATTTCTAAGTCAATCTCTAATGAGATGTACTCAGATAACATAGAAGTTAATTCAGCTTCTGCATCAATTGAGTGGTAAGCGTTAAGGTCTTGAGCAAGTTCAGGTGTCCATACAGCCTTTAGTTTTCTAGTCTTAGCAACAATTGCTTCAGACTTTAATTCTAAATCAACTTCAGGAATACCTAAATCAGCACCGATTGGTGAAGATGCATTTCCATCTTCAAAATCACCTCTGTTTTCAGCGATTGGTTGTTGTGAAAACTTGATTGTTAATCCATCACCAGCACCTGCAGTTAGGTCAGTTACCTTTGCAAAGAATACAAGGTTAGCACCACTAACTTTAGAGTGAGCTGGATAGAATGTATCAGCACCTGCGAAATCTGATGAAGAAATGTAGTAACTTCTTACTGCATCTAAATCAGGTCTTGCTAAGATGTTGTGAGCAACAGAAATCTTAGCGATTTCACTTGCAGCAACTGAAGCTGATAAAGAAGCATCAAATCCTACATCTGCCCATGAAGCAGTTGCGAAAGTTTGTTCTCCTGTTGTAGCTTCATCAGATACATCATTTACAGTATATCCAAATCTACCTTCACCGTATAAACCATTTACAGCTGAATCAGTTGAACCTAAGTCATCTCCAGTACCACCGAAAAGTGATTTTCCAGAAAATCCAGGGTTACCTGGTTGAGCAGTACCATATTTAAAGTCTAAATAAAATATAAGACCTGATGGTAAGTTCATTGGTTGTACACTAACGAATTCTTTCGATGCAATTTCACCGAAGATACGTCTTACTAATGGAAGGGCTACCCCACTCCATTCTTCACTACCTGCACTTGTTCCAGTGTTTGTAGCTTCATCAAGCAATTGTTTTGCTTGATTTTCTAACAATACAGAAATCTGTGATTGTTCTCTTTCTCCTAAACCTTCAAGAAGTCCAGTTTGTTCCCATTTTCCTTTAAGCTCTCTTGTTTCAGCAAGCATTACAGACTGTGGGTTCTTTCCTTCCATTAATTTAGATAAATCAAAATTTGCCATTTTTTTCTCTCCTTAAATGTTTTGTTAAATTAATTAATGTTAGCAAGTTTTTTGAATCTGTCAGCCATCGTATTAGTTGATTCAGCAATTACTTCCTTCTTAGGAGCAGTTGATGCAACTGGTTTAGATGCGAATGATTCATTAATCTTACTTGATTTTACTTTTTTTGCAGTTCCATTAAACTTAAATGATTCAGCTAATGTACTGAATACAAGTTTAACTTCTCTTACATTACCTGTTCTATCCAATGTCTCAACAACTTTCATTTTCTGGTCGTTAGTTAAGTCATAAGAACGGAACAACTTGTTTGTGTAAAGAAGTTTAGCGTTTAGTAAGTTAACTTCATTGATAGTAGATTTAAGTTCTTTGATAGTAGACATTGCCTCTGCCAATTCACCTTTAACCTCGTCAAGTTCATCACCTTCTTCAGCTTCTTCTTCTTCTTCAGAAACCTCATCAGATTCTTCATCATCACCATAACCCATCTCTCTCAAGATTTCGTTAAGGTCGATATCTTCATCTAAATCTTCTTCAGATTCTTCACCTTCTTCTTCAGCGATTTCATCAGTAGATTCTTCTTCTGATTCTTCACCTTCATTGTGGTGTTCTTCTTCGTGAGATTCGATTTCATCTGATGCGATATCAGCTACTTCTTCCTCTTCCTCATCATCAAGTTCTTCTTCAAGTTCTTTAATGATTGATTCCAAGTCAAGTTCATCTTCTTCTTCTTCACCATATGTTTCATCAACATCTTCGTGAGAATCTTCAGATACTTGTTCTTCTTCTTCCTCTTCACCTTCTTTAACAACTTCAGTATCGTCCTCTTCAGAACCAACTTCAGCAGTTTCAGCTTCGGTGTCAGGATTTTCTTGAGCTACGTCTGATGAAGAGTTTGCATCATCTGCAGGTGCTTTATTGTCTCCATCTCCGATATCAGATGCATCTCCATCAGGAGCATCATCTTTATCGTATTCTTCAGAAATATCTTCCTCGTCCACTTTTACATCAGTTTCTTCAACTGAATCTTCCTCTTCACCTTCTTCAATTTCTTGTTGAAGTTTTTGAGATAAGATTGATTGTAATCTTGGAGTGAAAGCTTCTTCTAAAGCGATTTTGGCATTAGCAATTGCAGTTTCACGAACAGCTTTAGCATCAGCGATAGCTTCTTTTAACAAATTTGAATTTGCCATAATAGTTACCTTTCGTTTTTGTTTCGTGAAAATATTTAAGGATTTTCAATAAGATTAAATTAAAACGGTTTGTTTGGTCACCTCACATAAGAATCGTGGGTATTCATAAACCTAAGATAAGAACCTACATTGGGTAGGTTATTCAGTATATAAATATACAATCTATAATAAAAACACTAATTTTTAGTAGATTTATTTTTATTTTGTGGTTTTCCACCCTTTTTTTTCTTTCTTTTCTTAGTAAACATCTTAACAGTAGTATCACCTCCTTCTATTTTTTCCAAAATAGTTAGTTTTTGCTGTTCTCTAACTGCTAATTGTTTTTCTCTTCTACGGATGGTTGTGGGTTTTTTGTAGTATTTTCTTTCTCTAAGTTCTAATAAGTGGCCACTATCACTTACTAATCTTTTGTATTTTTTAAGTGCTCTGTTAATATCTCCTTTAATTACTTTAACAGAAACTAATGATTTTTTTTTACTCATTCTCCTAATTTTTATGTAACAATGTTTTATATAAGTATATACTATGAACCTTTTCCAGTTCCAGATTTTTTTCCTTTTGTGTGAGTGGATACATTTATGGGTTTTTTACCTTGTCCTGCTGATGATTTACCACCTCTATTAGATTTATTTTGTGCTGCTCTTTTTCTACGAGTTGCAGATTCTTTTTCTTTTTTACTCATAGATGCGGCTTTCTTGGCAGGAACACATTTAGCATATCCTTTCTTTTTACCACTTGTACCACATGGGGGATGTTTACCACTTTTATCTTTCTTACCGATATTAACCCACTTGGATTTAAACCAGTTTCTCAAATCTTCATTTGTGGTTTCTTCAAATATCTCGTCTATGATATCTTGTAATCTCATTATTTACCTAATTGGAATAATTTTTCTTCTGCAGCTGCATTAGTTCTGTAATCGTAATGTTTTGGATTTACTCCAAAATCTTTTAGGGATTTTTCTAACCAAATTCTATACTGTCTTTTACCATACTTTTTTTCCATTACAGAAAGTACATCATAAAATTTAGTTTCACTCTTATTTACTTTTTTTACTAATTTAGTTATTTCAGATTTATCTTCTACTACTGGATTATATCCTTGTGGTACTTCTTCGTTTACTGATTCTCTTGTTAGTTTGTATCCTTGTTTTGCAAGTGTTCCAACAAAATCACTTAAATCTTTTTTGTTCTTGAAGATTTTTATATCAAAGAAATCACTACCATCTTTGTGTTTCTTTTTTCCATCGTGGTAAGATATTGTGTATTTTGCTTTACCAATACCATCTTGTCTTTTGAATCTTTTCTTACCTTCATCGATACCTTTTACTTTCTTTTTCACAATCATTGTGATACCACCCAAATCCTTTGCCCACTTTTCAGCATCTTTCTTATCTTT